GATAAGGAAATGAAGAAAATCCTGCGAACCTTGTTTGTCGCTCCGAAGGGTTACCGCTTTATGGAAATGGACTATAAATCACTTGAAGTGATGGTGTCCGCCTCATATCACCACGACCCGCAGATGATTCACTACTTGCAGAACCCCGCATCGGATATGCACCGTGATACCGCCTGCGATATGTATATCCGAAAGCCAGAAGAACTGACAAAGGAAGAACGTTCGTCCATCAAGTCGGGATATGTGTTTTCGTCGTTCTATGGTGCATCCTACAAGTCGTGTGCCCGAAATATGTGGAACAACATGCCTAAATACACCAAGGAACATTTGGCAAAGGACCATAAGATTAATACTTACGCCAAATGGGAAGCGCATGTAAAAAAAGGCGACGACATCTTTTGGAACCAACGTTTCAAGGTTTACAATGCGTGGCGTAGGACTGAATGGGACAGTTATCAGAAGATGGGCTACGTGCAATCCTACACAGGTTTCCGCTGCCTGGGACCTATGGGCTACACGCAGGCTACTAACTGCTGCATTCAAGGTTCCGCATTCCATATCCTCTTGAAAGCACTCACCTACGACTTGAAGGATTTCAAGGCACAGGGCTTGCTGTCCTGCATTATCGGACAGATTCACGACGCTATCATTGCCCTGGTTAAAGAGGGCGAAGAAGACAAGGTTGCTAAGATTATCTACGGTAATGGCGTTAAGCGTGTCAGCAAGGAATTTCCGTGGATTTGCGTTCCGCTCGTGATTGAAGCCGACGCTTCTGCCGTGGACGGGTCCTGGGCTAAAATGACAGAAGTGGGCGCCCTGTGCGATGACGGTATGCCCGAAAATTGGCAGGCGAAATTCGAGGAAGCACATTGATTTATTGATAATGACCTATATAACTTTCGAGGAAACATTATGGATACAATAAAAACAACCAAGAAAATAATCATGGACGTTCAAGGCGTTCTTAATGAAGCCGTAGACAAACTGGACCTTATTGAACAGTATGGTGCGGAAACAGTTTCTGTAGACACTGCTATCGCTGCGGTACATACGTGTGCCAAGGGCTACGAGCAGTTTATGGATAACCTTACTATCGAGGCATGCTGCCATATCCTGCTGAAAAAGTATCAAGGGCACGAGCCGTCCTTGGGCGACGTGCTCACATTCAAGACAGCCATTGAACTCATGCTCCACAACGACTACGGCGTTTCTACGTCAAAGTTTGAATAATTACGAATCCGAGGATACACCGTATGATTACAAGCATTAATCCCGAAGACATCCTAACGGAGTTGGATGCCCTTGCTGAAAACTATGATATCCCAGACCACGAAATAAGTACCATGAAGGAAGATATCCAAAAAATGGTGGATGAGTATGAAGAACATATTGAAAACCTAGATGACGATTGCTCGGAATTAGAGGATGAAAAACAAGAACTGGAAGAGAAACTTGAAGAATTTCTACGCTTTGGAACTCTTGAAGATTATACATCCTATATTTTAAGGTCGATTAACGGTTATGAACCTAGCCTAGGGGACGTGCTGTCCCTCAAGGAAGACCTAAAAAATCTATTAATAACCAAGTACAATATTCCCACGGAGAATATATAAGATGTCACTTTACAATGCATATCGCCCAAAGACGCTTGCCGAAATGTACGGAAACGAAGCAGTAGTCAAGGCTGTACGTGAACATTTCGCACAGCCTAACCCGAAGCGTATTTCGCACTGCCATATTATCAGTGGGGAAAGTGGCTGTGGCAAAGCTCAACCCTTATATTCTAAGGTTCTAACTCCTACAGGTTGGAAACGTATGGGCGATATAAAGGTAGGTGATACCGTTATTTCGGGTGATGGTGAACCAACTACCGTACTAGCGGTGTATCCGCAAGGACTGCGACCTGTATATACTATAAGCCTAGATGACAAGACGGCATTCCATGTAGCTGATAACCACCTCAATGTGGTAACGTATAAGAAATATTATAATAAGCATAAGGGTAAAGTTAATCGTACAAGCCATACAGAAGTTCTTACTACAGAGCAACTGATAAACCTTGTGGACAAGGCTAATGGACGTTCTGCTACGACATATATCGGTGGAATACGTATCCCGAACATTAAAGTTAAGGGTAAGGAGAGTACATTGCCTATAAATCCCTACTTGCTAGGTATACTTATTGGCGATGGTACCCTATCTGCATCATTTAGCGTATCCCTTCCAGAAGAAGATGTCTACAATAATGTATTTAACCTGTTGAAGGATGAAGGTTTTACATTACATAAAATATCAGACGACCCTACGAATTATGATTATCATATTGTACGGGATGTCGAAAGCTATCCGCGTTCGCAGGATATGATTAACGACACGGATAATTTGAAAAACAAAATAAAGAAGTTAAATCTGAATGTCAAATCCGTAAACAAGCATATACCACAGGAATACTTGTATGCTTCGGAAAAAGACCGCCTGGAACTCCTTAGAGGCCTTTTTGACAGTGATGGCCATGTAGGAAAAAATGTTTCCAAGAAAGGATACGTAGGCTGTTATTACGAATATACGACAAGCAGCGAAGAACTGTCAAGGGATTTTGAAATTCTCGTACGAAGTTTAGGCATATCGGATACAGTTACTTCTAAGATACCCCAATATCGGGATTCTACGGGAAATATTATAAAATGTCATGTCTGTTATAGGCATCACCTTAAAGTACCTAACAATTTAAGGATAGCTAGTTCAAATAAACATATAAATCGTATTAAAGATAGGCAATGCGGTACATTGTTGAGCCGCCGCATAACAAGTATTACCTATAAGGGTCTAGAAGAATGCCAGTGTATTTATGTGGAAGCAGATTGCCATACATATGTCACTGACAACCATACACTTACACATAATACGACACTCGCACGTATTATCGCCACGGAACTGCTCGGTTCAGACCCCACGTTCGGTATCCACGAAATCAATACAGCCGACAACAGGGGCATTGACACTGTACGTGACATCATTGACCAAATGCGGGGTCTCCCATTGAAAGGCCGTTCCGTATCGTTCGTAGTCGATGAAGCGCATGGCCTGACGGCAGACGCCAAGCGTGCATTTTTGAAACCTACAGAAGACATGCCCGCCCACGTCTATTTCTTCTTCTGTACGACAAACCTTACGCAGTTGCTTAAAGGCGACGAGGGTAAGGCTCTCGGAACCCGTAGCACCCAATGGAAGATGGAACCGCTTAACGCACGCCAGTTAGGAAAGTTAATCCTTAACACCGCCGAGAAAGAAAATTTCAACGTGGATGACACGGTGCTGACTGCTATAATTGAAGCAGCGGAAGGCTCACCACGTGCGGCTCTTGTAGCTCTTGAAAAAATTATGGGTGTTCCCGACGACATTGACGCCCAAATTAAAATCCTTGAAAGTGCCTGCGTAGAGGCTGACCCGAACACCTTGGAGTTTTGCCGAACCGTTTGTGCGAATAAGCCGAATTGGGAAGAAATCAATGCGGTCCTGCGTGAAATGAAGGGTAAGGTGGACGCTGAAACCGTCCGTCGTGGTGTCCTGGGCTACTGCACTTCCATTATGCTCAAAAATGGCAGCGAGCGTATCTGCCGTGTTATGGAGGAATTTGCCATCCCGACCTATGACACGGGATTCCCTGGTCTTGTGCTCGCAGCCTACAGGTCTATGAAGTAAGCTATGAAGAAAAATCAAAATCCGAACAAAGTCGGTGGAGTTGCCATTGAGAATTGCCTGGTTCTAGAAGCATTGGGCTGTGACAAGTTCAAGGTGAAGCTGCCGAACGACCACGAAATGACTTGTCATATTTCGGGAAAAATCCGAAAGAACCATATAAGGATTCTTCCATATGATACGGTCACTATTGAGGTCAGCCCATACGATGTGCTGAATAACGGTAGAATCGTGTATCGTAATAAAAAGTAGCCCACTAGCTATATAAATATTGGACCTATAAATACAAGGAAACCTTATGAACGGAAATTACAATTTTTCCATTGACACGGTTGACCCCGACTTGGAGATTGACTTTATGGACTTGCAGCCCGCAGTGGCTATGCAGTCGTCCCTGTATGGTTATTACAGCGACAAGGCTGTAGATGCCCGCTCCGAACGTGATTCTGCCGTAAATGAACTTGACAAGGTGACTGCTGCGGTAGAACTTGAAATCCGTGAAGACGCAGTCAAAAGTGGTGAAAAACTGACCGAAGCCAAGGTGAATGCCAAGGTGGAACAGGACAAGCGTGTAGTTGAACTCAAAGAAATTGTCGTGGAAAAGAACAGGATTCTGCAACGCCACGAAGCCAAGTGCCGTGCCCTTGACCACAAACGCACGATGCTAGAGATGGCAGTGCGCATGATGCTCTCAAAATCTAACATTATGAGTGAAAAAGGTATTGCCTATGATTGGAACAGTGATGAATCACAACGTAAAGTTCGTGAAGCATTAAATAACAATAAGTAATTTATGATAAACCTCAAATTAGTAAAATCTTACTGTAAGGAACCCATAGAAAATATAAAGGGTTATCATGAAGCAATAACCGATTTTACTAATATGTGGGAATGTCACCATATTTCAGAAATACAGGAAAATATGATACTATCCAAAAATGTATTAAAACAGAAAGGATTGTATTATAATCGACCTGCATCTGAATTAGTGTTTCTTACAAAAAAGGAACACCGTAGACTACATAATCTCGCGGATACATCCAAATATGCAAAATCTTCAAAATCTTTAATCCAATATTATAAAACAGAAAATGGTGTAAATAAGCGTAATCAGTTATCTTTAATGAATAAAACTAGAAAGCATTCCGATGAAACTAAACAAAAGATTAGTAATTCTAATAAAGGTAAACAGGTATCTACGGATTCCAGACAGAAAATGAGTTTAGCCCATAAGGGTATGCCCGGTTTTTGGACAGGTAAAACTATGTCGAATGAATTACGTAAAAAGTTAAGAGAGACTAAACTGCAAATGACTAGATATTACAAGGAATATAAACAAAAGGATGGAGCATTGTCTTGGAAACAATGGCAACGGGATGAATGGTGTAAAATAAAAAATACTATTACCCGTGATAGCAATGGCAGGTAATGCAAAGTTTTCAATATAGAATATGGCAATTTTTATGCTTTGTTTCTATATTGAATTATCGCCCCTGCGGGATTCTCCGTCCCTATGGGGCAAGTGAACAGTGAACAGTAACAAACAGCAAACAGCAAACAGCAAACAGTAAACTAAATAGGAGTTACACTATGGCAGGATATGACCGCAGCCGTATGTCCCTGGGTCGTCGCACCCAACAGCAAACAGATACCCGTGAATCCAACGGTGGCTTGTCCCGCCAGGGATTTATGAACTACGCCACTTGCAAGTTGAAATTCTTCAAGATGGGCGACCCTGGCACGTATCACGACATTAACATTCTTCCCTGGAAGATTTCTTCCAAGAACCACCCCGAAGTCATTCGCACAAAGGACGAACCCGAATTTCTCCGTAATGGCGAACCGAACCCCGCAAAGGTTATGGTGGGCGACCTTGACTACGTGCTTGACGTGATGGTTCATACCCGCATTGGACCCAACAATGGCGATTACCTGTGCTTGAAGAAGAACTTCGGTAAGCCGTGCCCGATTTGCGAACGTGCCGAAGAACTTAACAAGGACAACCGCACGAAAGAAGAAGCAAAGAAACTCTTTGCAAAGCGTAAGTGCGTTTACGTCGTCCAGGAACTTGACGACCAATTCTATGACAAGGGCGAAGACCCGAAGATTTTTGAAGTGTCCCACCCTGTCTTCTCCAAGGATTTGCAGGACCGTGCTACCGCCTGTATGCGTGGCAAGGGCATTGTGAACTTTGCCGACACTTCCATTGAAGAAGGTCGTGTCGTGTCGTTCAACGTGAACGAAGAATCTATGGGTAATGGCAAGAAGTTCAAGAAGGCTGCGAACTTTGAGTTCAACGAACGCAAGGAAGAAATTGACCCTGCCGTTCTCGCCAAGTGCCCGTCGCTTGATTCCATGATGGTTATCAAGACCTACGACCAACTCAAATCCGCGCTCTATGGCGACCCCGACGATGTTGAAGACGATTTTGAAAATCAGCCCGACGAAGCCGAAGAATCCACGCCTGCACGTTTCCGTGACAATGCCCCGTCCGATTATGCGGAAGAACCCCAGTCCCGCCGTCGCCGTCCGACACAGGACGAAGATGAAGCTCCTGCACGTAGGCGTACACAGGCGACAGAAGAAACTACTCGTCGCCGCCCAACTCAAGATTCCGAAGAAAATGACACCCCTCCCCGTAGGCGTGCCGCTGCTGAAGAACCGCAGGACGAAGCCCCCGCCCGTAGACGCCCCGCACAGGAAGAGACTCCCGCCCGATTCGCGGATAACGAGCCGAAGGATGAAGGTCTTAACGAAGCCGACTTTAACACGGACCCCTACACTACTGCACGTCGCAACTCCCGCAAGACTGCCGTGGACCAGGAAACTTCCAATGAAAGAACTACCCGTGCTGAAGTTTCCGAGCCGACTATGCCGTTTGACGAAGCGCAGACAGAAGAAGAGCAGCCCACAAAGTCGGAAGCACCGAAGCGTGAAGTCGCTGATGGCGAATGTCCTAACGGTTACGAGTTCGGTACTGATTGCGAAAACCAACCGTTGTGCAGCAAGTGTCCCGATGCCATTTGGTCCAAGTGTGACAAGTGCAGGCGCTTGAAGTCTCGCAAGAAGTAATAATCATCCGTAAACATACAGGGGGCGTTGGCTCAAGCTGGCGCCCCCTTCTTACAAGGACAAAATTATGGCAAAGAAAAAAGAAACTGCACAGGCAGTACAAACTACTGCTAACGAACCCCGTGTGCGTATGGGTAGCGACCTTCTTGACTTGCTTATAGGTGGTGCGAAAGGCGTATACGGATTGCCGTTTGGAATGATTATCCAGATTTGGGGTGACAGCGGTTGTGGAAAGAGCGCTATCAAGAATGAAATGATTGCTTCCACCTACTGGGCTATGGGCGGTCCGAAAGCCAAGCTCGTATGGGAATCTGACGATGCCGAAACAGGAGATAGCTTCGATACAGGGAACATGTATGGAGTTGAAATACATCCCGACGTACGCAAGATAGGCCCATATAAGTTCGAAGATTCCGAAACTGTAGAAGAAATGGATGGTAAGTTGACCAACATGATTGATTGGATTCCCTCCGACATGTATGGGATATACGCCATAGATTCTATAGATGGCCTGGCCGACAAGTCCAAGAAGGCCAAGGAAGCCAAACGAGCAAAGCAACAGGCATCCGGCGAGGAAGTTAAGGACGAAGGAGATTATGGCGCACAACTTGCAAAGTTCTTGTCACAGGACTTCTTCCGTCTAAAACACAAACCGCTGAAAAAGAAGCATATTGCACTTATCATAGTTTCACAAACCCGTTCTAATATGGGTGCCGTCGGAATGTTCGCCCCTAAGAGAAAAACGGGCAATGGTGACGCATTGGAGTTCTATTGCCATACCCGTTTGAAATTGTCCAGAGTGGCCGATATCAAGCGAGAAGGAACTGTCGTAGGTGCTGTAGTAAAGGCCAAGACAACAAAATCCAAAACGCCTCGCCCATATCGTGAAATCATGTATACGTTCTACTGTGATTACGGTATTGACAATATTGGAAGCAACATAGACTATCTCTTTGACTTGCTTGACGAAAAGGGACATCTTGGTAAGGCTGCTGACCATATTGCATGGAGCGCCAATGCCAAACCTAAGAATCTCACCAACCTCAAGGCATGGCTTGAGCAGCAAGGATGGTCTGGGGAATGTAAGGCCGACAGGAAAGCCGCTGAAGGAAATAACGCATTATCCGTAGATTGGATTATTAACTGGGTAGAAGAAGACCCCGATAGAAAGACTAAATTCGACGAGTATTTTGGCGAAGAATTTACCCGTGACGAACTCATTAAACTCTGTGAGGACAATCCCGAAATGGCGAAGGAACTCACAGAGCGTGTGAGGGCTAAGTGGGAAGCGCATGAAGACGCCATAGCTACCAAGCGTCCCGCCAAATACGGAAATAACTACGGTGGTAATACAGTTGCCGAACCTGCCGAAGAATCGACGGAATCGGCTACTTAAAAAATGGGCTTATATCTATATTATAGTAGTGGGGTGCAGTGCTCCGCTACTTTCATTTTGGGATTTATGGACGCTTTTAAATTTTGGAAAAAATTGAACGCTGTAGTGAAGACACGTACCCCGATGGATTCTGCACGCAAGATGGTGGATAATGGGGAGATTACTAAAGACGAGATATCATGGGCACTTACAGCCTTGGCTACGTTGCCCATGGCCATGATTGATACCTTAAAAGATAGATGTAAGTTGCAATAAATTTTATGCCTGCGAGCTATATAGGAATTAAGGCACTTGGACGAATAGTTGACTGCCCGATTGCAAGCGAGTATTCAATGAAAAGTTTGGGTTCGTCACAAATGGCACGCTAATTGCAAGTGGCGTGTGCTGTCAAAATCGGTAATAGATTCCGAAGCTCGTAGTAGGAAGTTCCCTTTTTCGGCTACTGGTTCGAATCCAGCGAGTGCCCTAAATGCCACAGGAGGCGAAACGAGCCTGGGAGGTTGTGCGATTGCCTAATTGAAAACGCTCCGATACGGCTCCCGTCGGACCCAGGGGCTTCACGGGAATCGCAACCGTGGCTAATGGCAAGTGACCTGTAGGACTCTTGCGGGAGAAGTTCCCCACGGGGCGTTGCACTAGATTGAAGTGCAGAATAGCCCCAACATAAAGAATAGGGTCGCTTTTGTGGTAGGGCAGGTTGATTGCAACGACCTGCCCGCTTTCATTTTATTAAAAATTTTTATTTTTCCTATTGACAGATACTAGATAATTAGTTATATTTAGAGTGTAAAGAGAACAACCACTCACTACAACCGAGGTATAACAATGATTTTCAAGGCTTCTGTCAAGGACGATACGGGTGTTTTACAGCACATTGAACGTGACTACCCGACAAAGGCACAATTTATCCGTGACCTGCGTAATAACGGCTTTAAGGTTGACAATCGCAAGGTTCTCACGAAGAAGTCTTTTGATTATATCATTGAATCCACCAACTGCACGAAATGGGATTGGCGTGAATATACCGACGAACAGATTGCCGACGGCATTGACGGCTTGACAATCTATATGTCCAAGGAACACAAGCCCCGCAACAGGAAAGAATGCTACGAAGTCCGTGTGAACTATATCCACGACGAAAAGCCGTCTGTCTTCAATTATAAGTATATGAAGCAGGTCCGCAGCACTCTCAACACCTACAAGGGAATGTTCATTGTCCGCAGCATTGAAGTGTTCAAGAACGGCAAGCAAATTCCCACCTGGTCCCTTTAATTTTAACCCTTTACCGAGGATAACTCTATGGCAGATACAACCTTTGTCTTTAAGCAAGCAATCGTCACGTTCTATCGCAAGTCTAACAAGCAGAACACACCCCCCGAAGATATGTGGTGTAAGGTTTGCGACAATGAAACGTCGCTGTCCACTGTGTTGGAAATGGAAATAGGCGAATACCTTGACAAGATTTCCGCAGCCAAGAGTGAAATTATGAAACTTATTACGGGGGGCTTGAACCTGTTTAGCCCCTCTCCCGCAGGCGTATCGGGGATGCACTATCAAAACCAATCCATTACGGTAAGTTGCGGGTATAGCGTGGAATTGAAGTATTGGCGAACCCTTAACGGGGTCATTATCCGAATTAACCGAACTGACGGGGATGCCGATATAAACTATTTGACTATCCTTGTGAAGTCCATCTACGAAAAGAAGGAAGACTAATGCCTACTCCCGCTTTCAAAATCACGATTACCCGCATTCCTAACGGGTCCACCGAACCCCGCACCACGGAAGATATTTACCCCGTGGACGACTTTGACACGACTATCCAGGCTGCTTACCGCAGGGCTATCGCCAGGTGGCACCATATTCATAACGTTATCGCCAATCGTGGCGATACGCTTGTCAGCGGGACTTTCGGTCGCATTTAAGGAACTCTTATGGCTACTCCCGACAAAGCATTCATCTATAACCTACACGATACCCTTTTCAACCATTACAACGTCCTGGACGTGTTGGCTACCTATATAGCCCACAAGGAAGACGTTAAAAATATGTTCTGCGACCACTCCATAGATATTATGGATATTCGCCTGGAACCTAACCTGGATTGCGTAGTCGTCCATTACACGCTTGTATCGGACGGCAGGGTTCGTTATAGGACCATCTACCCGATGCAGTGGGAATTGTTCCTGGAACTCACGAAAGACCCTGTAAAGCAGGGGCACAACCCCTGGACCTTGCAGGACTACGGGCACGATTGCCGTCCGTTCCGTGGTAGCGTGAAACGCAGCGGACCGCCCGTCCGTGTCGTTACTCCCGACGAAGCCATCCGAATCCTGCGTGAGCAGAATGCAGCGTTCAACGATGAATATACGGAAAGTAAATAATTTTTAGTCTACATACCTATTGCCGTTCTGTAGGTAATTTGTTATATTTACACTACAACCTAGAAGTTCCATATATCAATCCGAGGAAAATTTACCATTGAAACCGACCGAAGAACTGTATTACCGATATGCAGGGGTAATCACTGGCGTAGTCAATAAATATGCCTATCAATGCCCAGACCTAACCGACGATTTGCAACTACAGGCAGCATTGATTTTCTGTCAAGCCTGCATCACATATGACCCCGACCACCCTAGCCAGGCTTCTTTTGAAACATGGCTGCGCAATAAACTCCAAAGCATTTCCGAACTTGTGAAAGACGCTACAAGAGGTCCGTGCCTTGTCAAGTTTGAAAAATCGGGGAAACACGAAATAGCCGTAAAACGAAAGCGGGTATGGTCAAAAAAAACTATAAATCCAAAATGTGCTGAAAAAATCAACACGCCCGTACAGACAGTAAAAGAAATTTCCGATACTATGCAGCGGAAATCAGAAGACATGCTAGATATTTCGGATGTTACTTGCGGGTATATACTGGAAGATTACGGCAACAACCTTTCTGGCGGTACGGATAAGCATGATTTCCCTAGTGACATGCTTCCCTATATTCATGCCCTGCGGGGTGATTCCTTGCAAGTGTTCAAGGATTTCTGTGAAGGACGCTTGGAAAGGAAACCCCACCATAAACTTACACGGGAGATACAACGAAAGCGAGGCATACTGTCCCCGTCCCATATCTACAACAAATTTTATAAGCAGAAGGGATGGACACGTGAGCGAGTGGAGAATGCATGGAGAGGACTCCATGGAGTATTGAAGAATTATTTGGACGGAAAGCTGCCATCATACGTAAACAACCCATTGAACAGGACTAACAAGGTGTCTAAAAGCGAAGGGGACTGGTCGGAAATGTGCCGTATATTTGAAGCGCGACACAACCTTCCGTATTCCGTATACAGGCATCTTCGTAGAAAAGGTCTTGTACCGAAGCTTGGTGCAGGCGAGGATTATGTAGATTTGTCCAAGTATATGTTTGATACGTTTGCATACTGAAATGTCTAGGGAGGTTCGGCATGATTTATATATTCAACTCAGAGAAGAAGTTTTGGAACTCCTGCACAAGAAGTTTTGAGGAAAAACCGTATGCGATAACATCGCAGGCGGAAGCCGCCATGGAAATGCAAATGACAGCTAGAGCGGATTGTACATGCGACAGTATATATTTCCCGGACGGTATGCAGGAAGAAGCCCTCAAGCACATAAAGGCTTTGGAAAATACTGCCGAACGATTGGAGCTTCTACAGGAAATCAACGATTCCTTATGCCATAAGACTATATAGGGTATAGAGGATTTTTTGATGCCTGATGTTTGCCGCTTAAAAACGATATCACAGCGCTTGCAAGAATACAAGGATATACTTGTATCTGTAGGACCCCCTATAAAAAACCTGGATACCCGAAAACTTTACAGGGCTATATCGGCCATTGAACAAGCTCACAAGCTTCTTCAAAAAAGTATTCACCCTTGTCTATTCCCGGATAGAGAAGGTGCTACCTTACAAACAATTATTTATGATGACGGTTTACCCGGAATAGATTATACTACTCGACCTGGAATGGCCCTATATACAAAGGAAGCTGCTGAACGTATCATAGGATTATTTGGGCATCTATGGAGACCCGTAACCTTTTCGGATATAACAGCGGATAATAAAAAAGTGCTATCGGGTACTTGGGGCATGGATACAGATGAAAATATTGGAATAATCGGTATTGACGGTAAAGTAACTCCTGTAGATTCCGACTTTGCTACTCGACTAATGTTGCTACGTAAATAAGTAAACTTTTTCAAAAACCATTATAAGGAACATCAATCTGAATTATGCTTAATAATGAATTTTCGGAATCACACAGGACTATAAAATGGGTACCTGTAAGTTACGGAACCCCCAGTAAGGAAATATCGAAGGTACTTGCACGCATGTCTGACGGTTTTGTAGAGGAGGCCATGTACAACCGTAGACGCAAGGAATGGACCCGTATGGACGGGACATTGCTTAACGACGTTCAAAGCTGGTCTCTTACGTACGACAGTATCCCCCCAAAAGAACGTATATAACTTCATTACAAGGAAAATTAACATGACTACAAAATCAAATAAAGCGGTTAGACAAAAAAGCATCAACAAGACGCCCCGTGCTAAAAAGGCTGCTTCTTGTGAAGTGGGCAATCTGTGTGTTCACGCCTTGGCTCTCTACACAAACGCCACAATCAAGGAACGCACCGAAGATTCCGTGCTGCTCTACATCCCCTACACGCTTGTGGTCGGTAAGAAGTCGTCGGACTTCTACGTGGAATTTAGAATGCACCCGTCTACGATTGACTTTGACGTTAAGGACAAGACGGTTGCCGAAATCGGTGAACGCATGTTCGGCTTCTGCTTTGACATTGTTCGCAAGGAACCGAACGTGTTGGGCGTTGACGGAAAGCCGTTGTCCACCGTGAAGAAGTTTACCGTCGTCACGAGTTATGGTGACAAGTTCGTTTGGAGCAACGGGGCATACAAGACCGTCAAGGCTACCGTTCCGAAAAAGGCGAAAAAGTAATGGTAGTCAATGCCGAAGATATTAGCAGTTTGCTTGATTCTGTAAAGAAATACAAGACTATACGCGAGGGAGCTAGTGCGTTCCGCTGTGCGTCCGCAAAGGACCCCACGCTAGACAAACGCTCATTTAGTGCAGGCTACGAAGAAGGCATCTACTATGCGATAGATATCCTTTGTGGCACCGAATGGGTGGAGAACCATTTAACAACCGAGGATTAAATGTATAACATTTTGCAGCTATCCGACATTCATTACGGTGCGGATTACGACGGCAAATTTGATACTGCCGACCAATGGGACGCAGTTGTTCGCAGTGCCCAAAAGACACTGCCCACGGGTTACGACGCTATCGTAATTACGGGCGACATTGTTGACGACGACCCGAAAGTTTCCGACGACGTAAAGCGTGAGCGTTACGAAAAGGTCTTCAAGGACGCACTTGAACTTCGCAAGGACGAAAAGTCCCCGCTGCTTGTCACGCCTGGGAACCACGACAACCGTGCAATCCTTACAGAAGTGGCAGACAAGGTTCTTCCCTGTTTGCAGTGGGGCTTAAAGCAGACCGACGGTTTCAATGACGTTGGCGGTCAGTGCTTGTTTGCTACTGTTGGCAGCAAGACGCTTGTTGTCCTGGATTCGGGAACGGTGGACCCTTACAAGGGCATTACCAAACTTGCTGCTCACGTATTGGAAAACAAGTGGAACACGGCAGACACGCTGCTGTTCACGCACAAGCCGTTCCAAAATTCCCGCTTGTATCACCGCTTTATGAAGGATAACCTGCTTCCCGCAGAAGTAGGTGACTTGATAGCACCCTACACCTTTGAATACTTCTGTGGGCATTTCCACCATTTAGCCACTGTGAACGCTACGACCATTAACAGCAGGCTTGACGGGGTAGATGTCAATATGCACGTATGCCCTGGCATTCAGTGTCAAATATGTCCATATACTGAAGAAGTCACGGCTATTGCTATACCAGGCTATCAAATAATATCCTTTGAGAACCACGCAAATGCTGATGTATTTGTAACCCCTACAATACTAGACAACTACAATAAAACTAGCGCTTGACAAATGTCATAGGACATTCTATATTCATGGTATGAAAACGGTCAAACTCCAAATAGTTGGTAGCCCTAACCTGTATGACGACATACGGGTGTATAGCAGTGCTGTTCGTATGGCGTTTAACCGTTACCAGGACGGCTTGTCCGAAAAAGAAGTTTATGCTGCTGTAAGCAAATTCTTTGATTTTAATTGTTGGCTAGTGCAGTCTGCGGTGTATGACGGAAACGCACTGTTCAAGTCTAACGGAAACAAGCGTGTATTGTTCGGTGGGAAGTATAGCCTGGTCCAATACCTTAAGGGTTTGATTACAAAGGAACAGTTTAAGTATGCCCGTATGCTGCCGTTATGCAGTGTAGGGCAGGCTAATAAACGGGGCAACAGACTTGTAGATTTTGATTTGTGCAGAAATCAAGTTATTTATAAACCGTCACGCAAAGAGCATAAAAAAAATCAAATTCTGCCCCGTAAAGAAGAAACTAGCCACCGAGTTAGCCAAGGTTCAAGAACTTGCAGACCAAAAGAAGATGCCCGTGACAGTCAAGTTCACGGATAAGCACTTGTTTTTAACTTACGATGAAAGCCTTATTTACAACGAAGCATACAAGGGTTTGAAGCATAATAGGGTTCTAGGCATAGATATGAACCCCAATTACATCGGTGTGTCCGTTATTGAGTTTGACAAGAACGACGAATTTAAGGTTTTGCACAAAGAGGTGTTTGACCTTACGGCTCTAACGAAGCCTAGCGGTAAGACAAGCAATGATAAGAAATCCAAATACTATACGAACAAGTTGAAGCACGAAACACTTGCTATAGCCCACAAGATTAACAACCTTGTAGATTATTGGAAGTGTTCTAAACTCGCTATTGAAGACTTGTCTATAAAGCCAAAAGACCAAAAGAAGGGCAAGAGCCTTAATAGGCTCTGCAACAACAAGTGGGAACGCTCACTGTTCGTGAACAAGTTAAAAATGCTTGCAGGCATACATATGTATGAGGTTGTAGAAGTAAACCCCGCCTACTCGTCAATCGTGGGCAACTTTGCATACGGGAATGAAAACACACCCGATATGGTGGCAGCAAGCATTGAAATTGCTAGACGAGCATTCAAGAAATTTGAAAAGGGGTGGTTCTACCCCAGGTTTAACATAAGCTACATAAATGAGCAATGGAAGCAAACATTATGTGGTGTGAATACCTGGAAGAATCTATTCCGAAAAGTCAAAGAATCTAAACTGAAATATAGGTTCCTGCTAGTGGATTATGTACACAATGCAGTCTTTAGGCATAACCATTATTCTCAAAAAGTTGTAAAACTTGTGTTTCTATAGTTAGGCTATTTCAAATTGACCCGTATTCCTAAAAGCGTATTGTATGTAATAGGAGTATAACATGAATCCAATAGGTTTAATAGCGGTAACGTCCGTATTGTTGCTTATAGCCGTAGGCATTGTCCTGGGGGTTATATACTATAAGCGGAAACGGGACCGTATCAAGAATTACACCTGTGCCGAAGCACAATTAGTGACGAAGACCGCACAGAAAGTTATGCACAAGAAAGTCCGTGAACACGCCAACAAAATGCTTTACCAGGTCCTAGCTCTCATAGACGATGCTGCGAAAGACCGTAAATGTGAAGTGACGGTTGACACCTCGGCTTTTGAAAACACCTACTTCAAGTATGTGGACGCAAAGAAATACCGTAATGCCGTCAAGGATTCGCTTCGTAGCCGTGGGTTCCGTATCGTTCCCGACACGCACCACAAGGACGAACTAATCCATATATCGTGGCAGACAAGCCACGCAGGGGAACCGCAGTAATGGCTAAATCGTTTATACAGACATACCTGGAAAATCCAAACATACGCCTGTTCAATTTTCAGGACGTGTTGGAGCATTCCAAATACGTCCAGGACGTAGTTTCATACCATACGCAGGACCTTGACGTGAATTGGCTCTGCGTGTTTGAGAATGACGGTCTTCTAATTAACCCGTTCAAGATAACTCTTTACAGGACGGACACCTTGAATGTGTTGGGGGGTCCCCGTGAAAAGGACCCGCATAAGATTACGCTAGAATTTAGCTACACGGACCGTGCGACGGTTGAATTGGGCAAGTCGTGGACGGCAGACGTAGAACACACCGAACCCGTTAAGCACCGCCTAACGCTCAACGAACTAGACGACATTCTTACGGACAAAACCGTGCAGCGGTTGAAAGCCCTGGTATTCACGGAGCTAGGAAAGTTCTATAATTGTGAAACCATTATTAACCAAAGGAATGAAAAAATGAGTGAACCGAATGAAGCCGTTGAGCAGGTCAAGAAAGCCACGGACCCCTCGCACTATAAGGGACTAGAAAAGCTAGGCATTGAGTCTATTGCTATCCTGGAAAACTTTATGGAAATGGATTGCAAGTTGACGCTTACGCAAAAGTTCCTGTGTGCGTCTGCTTTGAAGTATATCCTTCGTGTGGGTCGCAAGGACAGCGTGGAAATTGACTTGCAGAAAGCCGAAAACTATATCCACCGTGCCCGAACGGGCAAGTGGATTCCCCGTGAACTTTTGGGTGAAAAGTAACCGCTAGGGGTGGTTGGGTGCCCCGCATGATTTCACGACCTGCGGGGCATTTTTATTTTTAAAATTTTTCAGTTTACCTATTGACAGGGACTAGGTAAATTGTTATATTTAGGGTGTAAAGAAACAACCACTTTAACCGAGGATAGCTCAATGCCCAAAACCGCCCGTATTCCAAAATGGCTCACCGCCAAAGGTTATGATACCGTTCCGCAGTTCTACAAGGACCTGGGCTTTGAAGCAGCCGACAGCTACTTGCGTATGAAGAAGCGTGGCGGTTCCACGAAGCATTGGACCTTACCGTATGGCGATTACAAGTTCGTGTTCTTTGACTGCATTCATAAGGTGCAGGTCGCAGCACGTATCAAGAGCCTCCGCAGGGCAAATCCTGGCGTGGCGTTCCCGTATGACCCCGTGCTGAATATGTGGTCGTTGAACAAACCCTTGAACTATGCTTTCCGCAGATAATGGAGTATTTATGGCAAAAGAACGAATGACTGAAGCCGACGTGGATATGCTTGAATCCTTTATGGCTATGGCGATAGTAGGCAACGTTGAGAACTTCAACGGTGCCCCGTATATCGCACGGCTCACGGACAAACTGAAAGAAAAGAATATCCCGTTCAAGCTAGGCAAGGTATATAACCACGGTGACGCTGTTACGTTCCCGTGGTCCGACGGTGACGTAATCTGTCACCACGGTTCCTACGGGCATAAGCTAGGTCAGTATGAATTTATGAGGGACGATTTCCTTACTCCCGAAGAAGCTAGTCGTGATAGCGTCAAGGGCAACATTCCCCTGGAAGACGCTGTTAGCCGAATTGAAAAGGCTTACAAGAAATACGAGGACCGTCAAAATGCAAGAAATTCCAAAAAGTGACATTATCTTCCTGGACCGTAAGAAGTTCAAGGGCATCGGCAAGGTCGGACTGTTCAACCAGGGATTAGACCTTACGCAGTCCGCTTTCAAGTTCCGCAACGAGGACGTGTCCCGTAGCCTTATGCTCATAGCCCTGGCACAGTCCTGCCAAACGTTCCTGCGGGCACAGCCCACGGGCGACAAAATGAAGCCCAACTGTTTCCGTATCTTCGGGAACCTGTTCTACTGTCAAACGCAAAGCGGGTTTGACAAAAGCCTGTATGCCGTAGGGCACGGCTACACGAAGAAGGCTTGCAGGGATATGGCTTTCGGCTATCCTACGGCTTATCCGTGCCTGGTGTATCTAACGGACCAAATTTTTGAGCGAAACCGTATTGACGTTCAATGGGTCCCGTTCAATAACCTTAAATGAGGTGCCCCCGTGAATAAAGAACCCTGTATGTATTGCAAGTATAACCCCATAACCCTGGTAGGCAAGAAACTGCTTCGCCACGGGGCTAATATCCAATACGGTAATCTGCGGGTTTACTTTGAGAACGAAACGCTTGAAATGCCGATTAACTTCTGCCCTGTATGCGGTCGTGAAATTCAGCCCGAAGACAGGGTGAAGCGTCCGCACAAGGAATGGGAAATCCCTAAAAATTTTGAAGCGTTCAAGGCATTCTTTGGCGGTAAATTTGGAGTGTAATTATGGTAAGCGACGAAGATTGGCGTAAAGCCCCCGATTGGGACAAGATTACATAATTGAAGCAGCCCTGTGACTGTCCTAGTTCCTGCGAGCGTAAGGTAGTCGGCTGCGGATATGACGGCAGCAGGGCATATTGGTGCCGTAATTGCGGATGCGTATATTGGGTAAAAGAACTACGTCCCGTCCGTATCACACGTCAATTCGGAAGCGACAAAATTCATATAAAGGCTTAACAAGGAATATCAATATGGTAGTAGCAATAGCACCCAATGGCGAGCCTATCTACGAATGCTACAAGTGTAGGGAACGTGGAACAGGTGACAACCTCAAGCGGGTCCAATTCCAGGACCGCCAGGAACTTCGCACGGTTAGAATGTGTGAACGCTGCCGTGACTATTTGAAACGACACGATTTCCCGATGCAAGAAATCACTAGCATTTCGGGAACGTATTAAACCAACAACAAGGAAAACAAAAATGGCAAAGAAAACCGAAAAAGAATTTACCCCGAAGTTTCACGATGGCGACCAGGTAGAAATGGTTGACTGCCTGGAAGCGGAAAACAATAAGGGCAAGGTGTGGTCCTGCCGTGGCGATTCGTTCCAGGCTTGCAGCGGGGACGAAGTTGTGTTCTTGCAGGGCTATCGTGGCTACTTTGACGCTGAATGCTTGCGTAAGGTCTAATCTATGAAATGCGATGGCTGTCCGTTCCACAAGTATGAAGTCGGTCTTGAAGACGCTGACGAATGGTGCGATGTGTTTGGGGATATTTCACTAGACGAAAAGCGTTCACGCAAGGACGAAACAGGGTGCCGATACAATATGCGGACCCTGGCTAAATTCAAGCGTGACAAGGACGAAGCGGACAGCCTCGCTTTAATGCAGTGCCACACTCCAAAGGAATAACTATGGGAAAACGTTCTACAACAATTACCCTAACGCTACGCAGGCAGTGGTTTGATTTAATCAAGAGCGGTGTAAAGTTAGAAGAATATCGTGAAGTCAAGGAAACCTATATCAAGCGTTTCTGCACGGAACAAAACAAGGATTGCCCCTGGCTTAATCCTGCGGGTGCTATCACTTTCATAATCCGAAAAGATTTTGATACGCTTGTGTTTACGTTAGGCTACCCGAAGAAGACCGACACGGAACGCAGATTGGTCTTCAAGAATCCGAAGATTGAAGTCCGCACGGGCAAGCCCGAATGGGGTGCCGTGCCTGGTCAGAACTACTTTGTCATAACCTGGGACAAGGACGAAAAATCAAATGTGTAAGTATTGTGAACATACCGACCCGCAGCCCGAATACAACGACGACCTGGACATTGGTGGCGAGCAGTCTTGCAGTCGTATCTACATTGAGCAGACCGACGACGGGATATATACGCTGAATGCCGACCAGGGTGCTATCTATGCAGTGATTAACTTCTGCCCTGTCTGTGGCAGGAAACTTTCTGCGGGGGCAACCAATGGCGTGTAAGTATTGTGAAGAATTAGACGGGCTTGGGCAAGGTGCTGACATTATTGACGACGATAAAGGTTGGACCGACAAGTTCCATATCCGAAAATTTGACGGGGTATATCGCATAGAATGTTATGCCGACGAAAGTTCCCCTATAAACTTTTGTCCGATGTGCGGACGCAACTTGAATGAGGACGTATGCTGTGGAATAGACTTTACAAATGCGGAAAATGCAAATCTTTAATCGCTTATGACAGCCTTATGAATTGGCAAAACGACTACTGCCCCGTATGTCGGCAATATGTCCGATTGACGTTCAAACAGCAAGTGAACGACGAAGAAATTGAAAACTACCCGAAGTTTGACCCCAACGTTGAATGGGAAGAATCGGCTAAATTACGTGAACGTGAGAAGTCCCAGGATGTGTAGATTTTGTGAAGAATTTAATGGCGATGCCTGTAATCGTGAAGACAGGGCAAAGGTGGATTTGTTCCTGGGCGGGGACAACCGCTATGAACTATTTGTCACGCATTCCATTGACGACGAACACGACTGCTTCTTAACCGTCATAGACAACAAGGACGGCAATTCAGTAGTGTCAACCACGATTAACTTTTGTCCTGTCTGCGGACGTAAACTTTCGGAGGGTGTATGAGCGAAATCTACGAAAATGTAAGTATGGCACTAGGTATCTTGTGCATAGTCATTGTCCTGTGCATCCCGATAGTCAAATCTACCAGGTGGTATCGGGTCCACAAGTTCCACGAAATGCGGGACTCAATCAAGTTGTGTATGGACACCTACGAAATCCGCAGAAGCGACCGCCTGTTCGGTTCCTTTTGGGATTCGGACGCTCCCAATGCGGTTGTAAGTGCTTACGACGCTAGACACGCCCTAAAACGCTACTTTGCAAGATACCGACGCAGGAACAAGGAATATCACGAATACGACGGCAGGACAATGTTTGAAACGACCTATAATTGGGGAGTGTTCCAGGTCAAGAACACCCGCACGGGATTCAAGCGATACTATAAATAATTTTTGAATACCTATTGACAACAACTAGGTATTTTGTTATATTTACGGTAGAACGACAACCACTTCAACCGAGGATAGCCCCGTGAAATACAATTTTAAGTGCTTTGACAAGATTAACGGCAAGGTCAGCGAATGGATTAAGTTCTTCAAGGAATTTAACGCTATGCCCATCAATAAGCAGATTAAATTTGGCAACATTGATTGTTGGGTCTGCGAGGCTGACTCCGAAACCGAAAAGGCGTGGGTGTTCAACTACACGAAACTTTACGAACAGGGCGATAGTTATAAGCGTTTCTACTATGCCCCTAAATCGCAGTGCAAGGTCCTGGAAAACGACTACTACATTGACGAAGACACAAAGGCGTTCCATAAGGGAACTTTCGTCCTGGTCCCGTCCTGGATTCACTGCCACTTTGGATATTAACCATAACCGAGGAAAATCTATGAGTAAATTATTTGACGACACTGACCGCAGCAATATCACTCTTAAAGAATGGGCTGCTGTGAAGTGCATTCTTGAATCCTCACGTGGGGGTATTCTCGCAAGGGAACTGCTTACCTCTATGTCCGAAATGGACGAAACCGCCCCGTCCTATTTCCTGGGGATTATCCCGAAGATTAGCCAAATCCAAACGGCTAAACTTACCACAAAGGTCCACAATATGCGTGGCAGTATGAGTGCCCTGGGACGACGCTTGACTACCGACAAGTTTACGTCGGGCAGCAACAAGGGCACCCCGAAGTTCTACACGCAGAAGTTTGCCGAGGGTCTTGACCTGTGTGCCTGGGAAATGCTTGAGTTTATCCAGGAATTTGCCAACTTCCAGGAATACGCCCACGAAGTTGAACTTGGGACCCGCTCCGAAATCCCGACGGCTAGTCGTATCTGTCAATGTGACGACCTGGCTCTTGCCTACGTGCTGCGTTTCTGCAAGTTCCTGGATGACCTGGAAACAAAGAGCATCGGCAAACTTGTCAGCCCGCAAGTATTTGACTGCAACCCGAACCTGGAAAATATGATTGAATGGCACAGGCAGCACCGCAGCGAATGGGACGACATTTCCCCGAAGAAGGCAAAGGATAAGAAACTTCAAACAAAGGACTAAAATGGTAGTAGGGTTCATTTTTGTAATCGTGGCGTGGCTTATTGTCCTCGTCGCTGAAATCTGCAAGAGCAATGGCTTTTACAGGGGCACGTCCGCTTTCCGTGTTCTCACGATGCTCTATGCCGTGACGTTTATCGTGTATGGCTTTGCGGACCCGACCAGGTTCCTTGCCGTGCTAGGTATGACCCCGTTCAAGGGAATGCTTGCGTTCGGTCTTGCGGGCGGGTATAGCGGAGTTATGTTCTTGATTGAACTTTACCAACCGCACAAGTATTACCCGACCTACCTGGACGTTCCCCGCCAGGTTCTATACAAGGTCGGCAAATATGGCAAATGTATCGTGCTTTCCGAAAAGGAAGCAAAGCAGGCTCACAAGAATGGCGAAACGGTTTACATTCACGCTATGGCACGTGTGACCTACAAGCCCAAGGACGAAACCGAAAAGGAACAGCCACAGCAGGGCGTAGATATGGGCAAGGGATTGGACGCTGAGGGATATGCACTTCACGACCAACAGCGTAAGACCATAGAATCGCTTATAGCGAACCACCCGAACAGGGACGCTATCAAGGACCTATTGACTAAACTGCAAGAGCAGCGAAAGAACGGGGGCAAGTGATGTTTGCGATATTCATTGAATGCACCCTTAAAAACGGGAAAGTCTTTGAGCAGGACGGGGGACCCGTCAAGTTCGTAAACGACGAAGCGGACGCAAAGGCGTTCTGCGGGAACCCCGAAAACGACTACCTGCTGAAAATTTACGACAACGAAAATTACAGGTCCGCTGAATTTGTCTATAAGGAATGGTCCCTGGCTGACTATGCCGAATACAGCAGGCAAATGTTTGAAGCGGTATTCACCAAAATCAATAACGTAGGGAGTAGTATAATCAATGCTGTCAGCGATATTTAGCACCTTGAGCGTGACCGCTAGTGGTATCACGTTTTCCATACTCAAACGCCACGGATGGGCTGCGATTAGTTTTCTGTTCGCATTAGTCCTGGCTGAATGTCTTGCCTGTGTCTATATCCACGACGATTCGTGGTTAGGTATGGCGTTTATCTGTTGGGCGTTGTTCCTATACTACACGCTGCTGAATGAATGGAAAGCCTACAAGTCGCATAGACCTAACAAGATTTATGACGACTTTACGAAAATCCCACAGGGCGTTTATTACTTCAAAATGGCTAACGGAATGTTCAAGACTATTTGCGAAGAAGATGCACAGATATTTTCAAAACAAGGGGCAACCATTATGCAAAATGAATTACAGCCGAAGGCTACCAACAAGAAAAAAGAAGCGTCCCCGTGGGAACTTCCTATGGACGAACGTATCGTGAACGCTATCTGCAATATGATGCGGGACCCCCGCCATACGTTAGGGTATGACCCGCAGACTCCCCTGGGTAAGATTGCCAGGGTCGTGCGGTGTAATTGGTTCTTCCGAAAATCCCAACACCCCTACCCCGAATGGCAGAACTTCTACGATGTGCCTCCGACAAAAGCCGACGCTACGGAGCGTGGCGAAATCCTGGTAAAGTCCGTTCACGGGACATACGAAATTTGCGACATTAACGAAACCCTTGAACGTGACGACGGGTCCGTTGAATTGTTCAATGGCGACGTTTATATCAAACCCCTGCTTTGGAGCAGGATTGTGGAACCCGATACGTGGAATATCACGAAGCAGCCGTCAATCCCGCTTGACGAACTGACAGGGAACCGAACAGACACCCCTAACTTAACAAGGAAAATCCAATGATTAAGAAGATTGAAATTGATTTCCAGGAACGTGAACTAGACGCATCCCAGGAAGTAGCCCTGGAATGCGTCCTCCGCTCAACCATTGAAGTGATACAGAACAAGTGTTTTCTGCACCCGAAAAAGGTTATGGTGGACGGCAACGTTGCCTGGTTGAAAGAAAAGAAATAATTTTTCATTTTCCTATTGACAGCCACTAGGTAATTTGTTATATTTAAGGTAGAAGAAACAACCACTCCAACCGAGGATAGCCGAATGTTCGTAAAGGCAAGCAACAAGCAGTTAGTCACGGATGCAGAAGCCGAAAAGATTGACGCTAACAACCATAAGGTTTGGGACGCTTTTTGGAGCAAGCCCCGCTCCGAAAGAACCGAAGCCGATTGGAACTCCCTGTTCAACATTGAAATTATGGTTAGAGCCTAGCGGGAGGACCTATGTCTATTATCCAATCTGCATTTGACAAGTTCGCTGACGATTTGCGTAAGGAACTCACTAGCGGGAAGATTACGTTTGACCAGGCGTGTAAGCGTTTAGACGGCTTCGGCTATGGCGTGACTGACAGCGGTTGTTGGTATCGCACCTACACGTTAAAGGGTTCCCGTAAGGGCTACTACATTCACCTGTGGGGCACGAATATGAACGACCTTAACAAGCCCGCAAAAATCCGCTTTGACGGCATCGCCTGGGGCGACAAGGAAACCGAATACGCTCATTGGGAGGCTTAATATGGGAAGCAGCATTTATTGGTGTCGGGTTGACGCAGAATCGTTCAAGAAGTATCTTAAAGCCGACGACGCTTTTGACAAACTTGAACAGAAACTTTACGAAAAGTATCAAGCCACGTTTGATGCCGATATGGACCGCTTCAATCGTGAAATGGAAGAAGCCGAAGAAGGTAAGCGGTCTTTCAAATCCGTAAAGGACGAACTACCTATTTACAAGGTGGTGTCCCCTGCTGAATTTGACAAGTGGTTCGCCCTTATGCGTAAGGTCAACTCCCTCAAGGCTACGTCGTGCATTGACAGGCTTCCGCACCTTTACACGGGAAGTTCCCGCAGCAAGGTATTTGCTCAATGGATTCTTAATCGTCGCAGACGGAACCTTGTGAAGTGCAAGGACGGCAGACGTTGGGAACTTCGCCCAAAGAATGAAGAATGGCGTATCATTCTTACCACTGCGGACATTAACGACCTTATTAAGCGTTTGGAAAGCGTCTGTGGCAAAAACCCTGTTGACGTGCATAAGGCATTCCCGATTTACAAGGATATTATCTTCGGGGATTCCCGAAAGAAGTTCCTGTATAAGCAGGAATGCGAAGACATTCCCAGGTTCGCCCCACGTTTCTTGGAAATGCTGAAATTCACAATCACGCACATTCTTGGGGACGTTGCGGGTCCAGGATATAGGCTCAACCCCCTGGTTATGGATATTTACCCGTGAGGCTGACTATGCGGTATAAAGGTTTCAAAATCCCGAAGTGGCTTGTGGACCTGGGATTCGCAAAAGTCCCGAAGTTTTACAAGGAACTAGGACCCGAAGCGGTTATGGCTTACTTGCACTGCAAGCGACACAAGTTGTCCACGAAGCATTGGACGTTTATGTTCGGTAAGACAAAACTTGTGTTTTGGTCTGTTCCTATTCCTATTGCAACCGTGGACAATTACTTGAAGAAACTGACTGTCTATCTAGCGGACACAGGAAAAGAATTGCCCGACAATCCCCAGGATTGGCAGTTGGAAAAGTGGTCCATTAACAAGCCCTGGCACGGGCTTACATACGAATCTATTAGCAATCAAAGGTAAGATTATGAAAGAATGCGAAACGCAAAATGACGGAACTCCAAGAACTACCCGTATCGGCAATTCCAAATTCTATTTCGGAGTTTGGTATAAGATTACCAATGAACAGGCTTTGGTCCCTGTCGGGCATTGCGGGAATGGTTGGTCTATGGACTATGAAGAAAAGCCGTCCACTTACTATGTAGGTGCATATTCCAGGGAAAAGTTCAATTCTGTAAGATTTGAATTGAGCGTCCACAACCGCAGTGGTTTCTTTGACCAGGAACCGTCTTACCGCTTGTCGGTCCTGTGCTTTGCCGACACCAGGGAATGCGGAGCGGAAACAATCGTGTCCTTAACCGTCAAGGACTTGGACGACATTGACAAGCGGTTTTTCAGTTATGCTGCGGAAGTCCTGGAACATTCGGGTGCCGTCGTGGACGTGGACTTGAATAACGCTGAAATCCACAGGGTTGACTGCTACATTGAAGGCTTGAACAAGTATAAGCAATCCCTTGCACAAATTATCAAGGAGGCATAAATATGGGTGTTGATTTCCAATGGAGCGGTAGTGCTTCTTACCCCCGCTACTATGAAGAAGTTCAAAAGATTGCGACGCAGTGCTTCGGTGCCGTGCTGAATGAACAGTTCGTTAAGGACGAACAGAAAGTTGAAAAGAGCCTGCTCAATCCCGAATATATGTTCGGGTCCGTCCACGAACGTGACGACAAGTTCACGTTCCCCGAAGGCACTCCCGAAGAAGTCGTCAAGTTCTGCCAAAAGCCTGTGGGCAAATTTTACGACGCAAAGAAACTTTGGGAAGCGTTCCAGGTCCATCCCGAAATTGAAGAAATTTCCGACGACATTTGGAACGAAGTAAAAACCTGTGCCCTTTACAACGAATCCTATCACGTATCGTAATATGGCGACGACGGGCATAAAAATCTACAACCTGTTTAGGCAAGACGGTATGGGCTACCGTATGTATCTTGCGTCGTTTTCTACCAGGAAAAAGGCTGAATCCGAAAGACTACGGCTTGTCAAACAGGGTAGGGGGTTTTATAAAAAATCGGAACTAATCATAAGGGTAGGTAAACTTCAATGATTAAGATAATTTTCGTTTTGGTTCTTATGAACACAGAGGGTGGCATTAACACGGACTTGCATTTCCCGACCTTGCAGCAGTGCGAACAGGTGAAGAATACCTTGTCGGGTGTCAAGCCCTGGAAAGGCTCGCAGAAGTTCATAACGGGTGCGTGTGTGGAACAGCAGGTCAAATCCAGGAAACTCAAATGCTCCATTGAGAACAAGACCGACTATACAAACCAATGGAGCAATTCCCGTGCAAAAAATATGGAAGGCTACCCATACCCTGTCGGGTTTACCTGCGTTGAGGAATAACTATGTTCGGTGCAGCAGCAGCCTTGGATTGCCTTATGCGGTCGGCACGTAGCCGTCATAGGCAGGAAATGGAACACAGACGTGCCCAGGAACGGGAACGCAGCCGACGGGAGCAGGAAGAACAGCGTCGTCGCAGGGGCACAATCCTGGAACGAAAGCGGTGCGGGCGACCTTAACAAAAAAAAAATTCAAAAAAATTAAAAATACCTATTGACAATCATTAGGTATTTTGTTATATTATAGGTGTAAAGGAAAGACAACCACTTCAACCGAGGATTCCAAAATGAGAAATATCCGCACCATTGACAAAGACATTGAACGTGCTAACGTCCGCATTCAAAAGAATCGTGACGCTATCGCAAAGGCACAGGTCCGCTTCAACAACGCTGTTGCGAAGTGTGCGAAGAAGGGCTTTACCTACGTTGGCGACGGCAACGACGCTCAAAACGCCCACAAGATGTTCAACGATTGGGAATTGGCTTTCGGACCTATTTCTACTGCCGACCACGCCCGTGAATCCATTGAATACAAGACCCGTGAAATCACTAGCGACGAAAAGGAACTTGAAAGGCTCCGCAAGGAAAAGGCTGACGCAGAAGCCGAAATCAAGGCTATCCCGCAGGCACTCCAAAACTACGCAGTTGACTTGACAAAGGCTTTCGCCTACGAATACAAGACCCGCAGGGATATTGCCGTTATGCGTATCAAGACCTTAAAGGAAGAAGGCAAGTGGAACAACTACGACTATTGGAAGTCCCAGGGCAAGTGTATGTGGAACGTGCAGGACAGCCTCAAGCGTGTTGCCGAAGCCACCGACGAACAACTTGACATTCGTGCCAAGGAAGATGCCCAGGCACTTGTCAAGGACCTGCATTTCCGCATTCGTTCCTATATTGGTGCTACCGAAGATTACAGCGGTCTTGAAGTCACTACGGGCACCCAGGGCTATGCCGTGATTAACGGCTTCCTCACGGGCACCGCAGGCAAGTGTGAAGTCCGCTCCATTGAATGCGGTGGCTACAACATTGTATGTTGGCACATTCGTGTAATCGTGGTCCGCTGCAAGTAAGTTTAACCCCTGGCGGGGGAAAGCCCCCCGCCTTTTTCCTATGAGGATTTTATGGATTCCAACGTTATCAAGATTTTGCGTGACCTGCAATATCGCATTGAAGTTTCCGACGAAAGCGACCCCGAACGTGCAAACGCCATTCGTCTGCGTGACCGACTTCTAGCCAAATACAACCTTACCCTGGAAGAAGTCGCAGGCACTAGCAAGAACCGTGAGTTCGGCTATTACACCCGTAAGGAATTGCAGATTGTCGTCCAATACTGCTACGAACGTCTGCATTTGAGTAAGGACCAATTTGACATTTATTCCTACACGGCAAACAACCGCAGGAAGCACTACTACGTTGAAACCACTATGGACGACGCTATGTATGACTGCCATAGCCGAATTATCCGTGAACTCTTGTCAATGTATCGTTCCCGCAAGAACGCTTACGAAAAGAAATTGAAACTGCAAATGAAGAAGCAGTTGGAAGCCTGGGACTATATGTTTATGCAGGAAGCCGACCTGCTGACGAAGGCTTCCGACGAAAACAAGGGCAAGGGGAAGAAGCCGTCATTTGATTGGGGCGACGCTATGCAGGCTGCAAAGGACCTGGAGGGTGTTGTGTTCCAGCAGAACTTCGTTGAACAACAGCAAAAGGCTATCGCCCAGGGGTAATCGCTATGTATGGTAACTATTACGACATTAACATTGAACAGCGGGAACGTCCGCTTACAAAAGAGTTCTGTAAGGATATGCGTTCGCTCGTCCGTGCAGCCAAAGCAAGAAAAATCCGCTGTGCGTTCGTCCACGACGAAAAGACTTTCACCTTGAAGTTTACGGGCGGTGACGAAGAACCGCTTGACTTTGACTGCAACTGCTACAAGAGTCTAGGTATCACGGACTGTGGGGGTCTTCGGACGCATCCAGGCGACAACAACTTTGATTCCGCAGTAAAGGCGGGGCTTGTCGTCTGCTTAAAGCACGGGGTCATTGACAGGTGGTCCACGGACGGCAGCGAACAGGGCAGCGAATGGCAACTTGCAAAAGAAATCGCCCAGGAAATCGGCATTGACACTGAATTGTATCGCCCGATGACTACAATGGGCGATAACGGGTTTATGAGGGACATTCCGTATGAAAAGGGGGTGAAGTAATATGCCTGTAAAGACACTCGCAATGAATCGCCTCAAGGGGCACAAACGCAATTTCTATATGGACGAGCACGGAGGCTACCGCCACGAATATGTGGATTTCTACCCTGCCGAACTTGTGGAGAAAGTCATTGAGGATTTGTCCAATCAAGTCCTTGCCGAACGCAAGAAATGGTCGGAATTGTTTGATATGTTCCGAGACAGAAGGAAGAAACTTCGCCAAGAACGCCACGGTGCCGTTGCTGCCCTGCACAGGCTACAGATGGCTTATGCCCACAGCCAATATGCCTATTATGCAATGGAAGTGGAATTGTGCAAGCACGATGGCACAGACCCCGCCAAGGCGATGGAAAATCTGCGGAGGTGGACTCGCATTCGCAATGGACTTGCCTACAAAGAATTATTAAGACAAAAAGGAACCCCGAAAAAAGAGAAGAAGCATTATGAAAAGTAAATATGAACATGGCGTGGAAGCCTTCAAGCAATACAGGCTGTATAGCAAAAGTGACAATCAAGAAGACTACGAACTTGTGAGCAAGATTGCCACTGCTATGGAATATGAACACGGCAGAGCCGAAGAAGCAAGCAAACCGATTAAGCGGGTTGTCTATTTGAGTATGTTCGTAATTACCGCTTTAGTAGTTAGCCTGCTATATCTAATGGTGAAGTATCATATCTCTTAAACAGGAGTCCTGCGATGCTACGAATCAAAGAATCTTACGATTGCGACAACTGCACATCCTATGACTTGGAAATGGCTAAAATCGTCCGCAAGAAAAACGGCAAGCGAAAACTTGTATGGGTGCATATCGCTCCTTGTGATTGGCACGGCAGAATCAAGGAAACCGACCCGAAGTTGCGACTGAATGATTACGACCAATTTATCCTTGGCAGACAGAAAAAGGGTATCATCCCGAAGGATGCCAATGTATAGTGTTTATAAAAAGCGACTTGTTATGGAACTTGAATGCCTCGGCAGCAAGTTCTATAAGTTCGGGATAATGCACACCGCAACTATCTCGTTTGAATCCGATGAAGAATCGGGCAGTTCCGATTTTGCCACCATCACCTTCCACTTTGATACATTTAATGCGAATACTCCCAAAGGTGTTCTGTGCATTGACAACTTTATCGTGGATTTGCGGACAAAGAAAATCCGTTCTTGGTGCAAGAGTATCTATGACTTTGTAGAACTCGGCACTATGAAAGATTTTAGCACTCCCGAAGAAGCCATTGACATCCTTGTACAAGTAATGGAAGACATCAAAGAAAAAGAATAAGGAAACACCCTATGATGAAAGCCATCAAAACCCTCCTCAAATCCTTTGTCCTTCGCCGTTGCAAGAAGGACACCCTCAAGAAATACGATGCCAAAGGAAATATGGTTAGAGAGTATTTCTTTAGCCTTGCCGATAGTTCTGTCCGCAAGAACCTGTTTACCTACGATGACCAAAACCGAGTGGTTACTTGGGTGTCGCTTGAGAACGGCAAGGTGGATATGGTGGTCACGCATAGTTATGACCCGAACATCGTGCAACAGAAAAACTATGAATACGAAAAAGGCAAGCGTGTCTTGAAGCGTCGTTCCATCGGGTATTACGATGAAAACGGTGTCCTCATTAAATCCATTGTAAATGGGGAAGAACGGAAAATCCCGACCATCACCAAAGAAGGCAATACCGAAATTGAACAGGCTACAGATGAAGACGGCACCCAAAATACTTGGCAGGTTATCAAGGACAAGAATGGGCGAGACCTGTTCTCGCATTGCCATAGTGTAAAGGTAGATGGAACCGTTGAAGATAGTTACACAATTAAAACCCATCGGGATGACGGTAAATTATGGAGTCGCATTTACTACCACGAATACCCGAATAGTTCCAAGGCGAGCTATTACAGCCGTATGTCCTGTAACTACGATATGTATGGTAGAATCCTGTCTTCCAATGAAGAAAGCACCTACGGTTATTACAGGCGTGAGCATCACTATTCCAAGGATGGCACCGCAGATTTCTATATGTCTAATAGTTCCTTGACAGGTCGCTATTACACCTACACAATCAAGAAAGACGGCGTAGAAACCGAATACGTCATTCCGAACAAATGGGCTTTCCTTTTCTTTTAATGGAGCATCTATGTCTAGCAAAGAACCTACTTTGATTGAACAGAAAGCAAGGGAATTGGCGGTCGCCATCAAGGATGACATCCTCTCCAAAGTCAAGCCCGGGAAGTTCCTGTATAGGAGCAATAACAAATGGATGGTCTGCACCATCGCCAATGGTGATGTGCTACTCGTTGGCGAGATACACAAGCATATTTATTCCTTTATTCGTGAAGGGCTAGAATCCGCATTGGAGAAGGGTTGTTCGCTTACATCCTATAGTCTGCGTTCGGGATGTTGGGGTGTCTCTAAAAGCCCCATCGGAAATACGGTGGTTGAATGCACTAGGGATGACCTTGAAAAATACTTCAAGACTATTGCAGACGAAACCTGCAAGATTGTCAAAGAAGTCGTTACAAACAAATACAAAGAAACCGCAAGGGAACTCGGCTTTATGCGGGAACCTTCGTGGAATTACGAATAAGGAGCATCTATGGAACAAAAGGAAGAAATCCCCCTCAAAGATATATGGCGACACACGGGGACTCACGAACTCAAGCAGTTGTTTGAAGCCCTCCCGACTCCCGATGCTACAGACTACCTGCGGGACCACTCAAAGTGCATCGCTGAAAAGATATTAGAGCCTGTAATCCATAGCCTTGCAGTGCAGGTGTTTATGGCGATTACAGACGAATACTCGTTATCCCCCGATGTGCTCACGAATCCCGAAGGCTTTAAGAAGCTAAACAGATTGGACACCCCGATTGTGCAGGTGGAAGTCAAGATTCCGAAAGACCTGCCTCAATGGGTCTGCGGAATGGCTAACATTGAAACTCACATTATTCCTAGAAAGTATCTTCCGTTCACTAACGAAACCGTGGAGGTTAAATGATTAGCAATGTCACAGAATGGGTGCTCACAGGTTACGATTGCAGGTGTGGCGAAGTCTATACGCGTGCCCCTTACAAAATAACAACCGCTTACCTTGTATTGGATTCTGTGTGGGGTGGCAAGTATGGGCACCTCCCGCCTGCGATGCTTGCAGAGCCTTATAGCCGTGGACTCTTTGACGATTGCATCAATGCATTTATGCAATGGGTCGGTGAAACATCGGATGTAATGCGGAGCAAATACCTGCGACAGATGGCGACCGAATGCACCCATTACTTGCTTGGGTCATTCGCAAATCGTAGCCCCGACCACGACCGCCTGTTGAATAGCACAAAGGAACAGGTTGAAAAGAGGCTCCAAGAGATTATGGAGCGGGAAGCCTACGCATAAACTTTTTTCAAGGAACCCCTTGACAATCAAAATCAAGTAATCTATATTATGGGGCGTATAGGAAACTCACTATGAAAAAGATTTACGCAAATAATTTCTTCTTTGAAGCCGAGGCAAGTGCCGAAGCCTATTTTGCGTATGCTTTGCAGTGGTGATTTCCAAGTGCTTTTTTGGGTTAAACAGGGAACTCCACTGCAAATGCGGTGGAGTTTTTCTTTTATCCCTATGTGGCGGTAGCTTCAGCCCGGTAGAGCAGGGGACTGAAAATCCTCGTGTCGGTGGTTCAAATCCACCCCGTCGCACGAACAAATTATGGTTCCATCGTCTAGTGGACTAGGACACTAGGTT